ATTGGCGCTGCGATTACCGCCGACCGCACCCTTGGCGGCCTTTGTGACTGGGTCGAAGCTGAAGCGCCGCGCGCCGTCGATCTGCCCGTGGAAGGCGCAGCGGCCCTGAAGGCAGCCGTTATTTCGGTGGTGCTACATTATTCAACGGCTGACACGCTCGCGTGATCTGCCAGATCAGCATGTGCCATAAGCATTGCGCGAAAAGCGGCAGAATTCGGTGGATGTCCCGCTCCTGATCATTTCGCGGGCGATGTCACGGCCATCGGGCAGGAAGCATTGCCCGACAATCCGTCCAAAGCGATCAATATCGCGCTGGCGGCAATACAGCGTCTGACCAGAGACAAGACGGCTCATCGCAGCCGTTGCTGCTGCTCCACCGGATCGGTTGGTTTCGGGCGCATCGAGGCCCCAGACACGAATGCGCGCATCCTGGCCCCTAACCCAGAACGTGTCGCCATCGACCACCCGCGTCACACGCCCCGAGAAGTCGATGCCCGCTGGCAGAGCCGATTGCTCGGTCGCCGCGATATCCAACGTCGGTACATCGCACCCGGTCAAGGCAACCATGCTAGCGACGGCAAGGAAAAGTGTGACGGGGAACGTCAGAAGGCGATTTGTGTGGCGCATTTTATGTGGGGGCATTTGGGTCTCTTCACGGTTCGGGACGGTTCAATGGGTCGCCCCTCTTGTTTCAAAGCGACCAGCGCCCCGCAAGGCACCTGCATCAGGATAGAAAGGACACACAATGGCACGAGCCCAAGGGGCGCGGGCGCAGATGGCGCTTGCGTTCGAAACAACCTATGGAACGCCGCCCGTGGGCGGTTTCACCAAGATGCCCTTTGCCAGTACCTCGCTGGGAGCGGAGCAGCCGCTGCTGAATAGCGAATTGCTGGGATACGGCCGCGATCCGCTGGCGCCAATCAAGGATGCGGTGACGGCGGATGGTGATGTGGTGGTGCCGATTGATGCCGAGGCCTTCGGGTTCTGGCTCAAGGCGGCCTTCGGCGATCCCACGACCACGGGTGCTGCGGCACCCTATACCCATGAGTTCCAATCAGGATCGTGGACGCTGCCGTCGATGTCGATCGAGACCGGCATGCCCGAGGTGCCGCGCTTCGCGATGTATTCCGGCTGCGTGCTGGATCAGCTGTCCTGGCAGGTGCAACGCTCGGGTCTGCTGACCGCCACCGCGCGGCTGGTGGCACAGGGCGAGACCATCGCCACAACGACCAGTGCAGGCACGCCTGCCGATCTGGCCCTGAAGCGGTTCGGTCATTTCACCGGCGCGATCAGTCGCAATGGCAGCGCCCTCGGGAACGTTGTCTCGGCCGAGATCACCTATGCCAACAACCTCGACCGGATCGAGACCATCCGCAGCGACGGCAAGATCGACGGGGCAGACCCGTCCATCGCGGCGCTGACCGGCCGGATCGAGGTCCGCTTTGGCGACAGCACGCTGGTGACCCAGGCAATCAACGGCGATCCCTGCGAGATCAGTTTCGCCTATGTCCTGCCATCCGGTGAAAGCTTCACCTTCACCGTGCACGCCGTCTACCTGCCGCGCCCCCGGATCGAGATTTCCGGACCGCAGGGCGTGCAGGCGACCTTCGACTGGCAAGCCGCCAAAGCCGCCAGCCCCGCCCGCATGTGCACCGCAACCCTGATCAACGATATCGAGGCTTACTGATGATCCGACTGAACCTGACCGCCGCCCCTGAATGGCTGGAGCTTGCCCCCGGCCTGCGCTTGCAGGTCGCTCCGCTGACCACCGCCCTGATGGTGTCGGCCCGGGCTGATGCTGCGCTCGAGGCCTTGCCCGCAGAGGCCAGCCAGGAAGAGCTGGCGCTGGTCATGGCCAAATCCGTGGCCCGTCGCGCCGTTCTGGATTGGGAGGGCGTGGGGGATGCCATGGGCCAACCCATGCCCGTGTCACCGGACGGCATCGACGCCCTTCTGGAAATCTGGCCGGTCTTTGAGGCGTTCCAGACCAAATACGTCGCGCGCGGCCTGCTGCTGGATCAGGAAAAAAACGCCTCCGCGCCCTCGCCGACTGGTCCTTCGGCGGGGGCGACAGCTATTGCACGGCCTGCAAAGGGCGCTGCGCCGACTGCCCAGCCAGACTGAACCAGCCCCAAACGCAAGACGGTTGGGAGGTCTGGGATCTCGTCGGTCGCCTTGGTGGGCAGCTGCGCGTGACCCAAGGCGCTGTGCTTGGATGGGATATGGGCGCGGCCATCGCTTTGGCACAGGCGCTGGGCATTGACACCCTGATCGCCGCTGAACTGCTGCCCGAGATCGAGGCGGTGATGGTGCGCAAACTCAACGAACAGATGGAAGGGGGCCGCGATGGCTGAGAAAAGGGTCTCTGTCCGCCTCGTGGCAGAAGGTGGACGCCAGGTGCGCGCCGAGCTGGAAGGCGTCGGTGAGGCCGGGGCGCGCGGGTTTGGGCGGTTGTCGCGCGAGATGGACCTGGCCAATGCACGTGTCGCCGCCTTTGCGCGTCGCGCCACCCTGGCTGCCGCTGCCGCCACGGCTGCACTGGCCGCCGCCGGGGCCGCGATGATCCGTTCGGGTCTGCAGACCGTCGATGCGCAGGCCAAGCTGGCGCAATCGCTCGGGACGACCGTCGCCTCGATCCAGACGCTGGAGCGCGCTGGCGAGTTGGCGGGCGTGTCGATGTCCGGGATCGAACAGGCGACCAAGGATCTGACGCGGCGACTGAGCCAGGCGGCCGCCGGGACCGGCCCCGCGGCAGAGGCGTTGGACCGTCTCGGGTTGTCGGCCTCTGACCTGATCGCCTTGCCGCTCGACCAGCGTGTCGGCGCGATCAACGCTGCCATCGAAAGCTTCGTGCCTGCGGCTGAGCGCGCCGCCGTCGCGGGGCAGCTCTTCGGCGAGGAAGGCTCCATCGCCATGTCGCGGATTGATACAGCGACTCTGCGCCAGGCAACCGACGACGTGCTAGCCTTCGGGGTGGTGGTTTCGGAAGCTGACGCGGACCAGATCGAACGCACCAATGATGCGATTTCGCGGCTCGGGCTGATCTGGCGCGGCGTCTCGAACCAACTCGCGGTTGCCGCCGCCCCGGCGCTGGAGGCCGTGGCCAATGCGCTGGCCAGCGTCGCGCGCACCACCGGGCCGGTGGGCATGGCGATCAAGGCGCTCTTTGACAATATCGGCCGTTTGACCACCTATGCCGCGACCTTCGCAGGCATCATGGCCGGGCGCTGGGTGGCGGGCATGGCGGCAGCCGCCCTGTCGGTACGCGGGGTTGCCACGGCACTGGTTTTTCTGCGCGGTGCGCTGATCCGCACCGGCATCGGTGCCCTGATCGTCGGTGCGGGTGAGTTGGTCTATCAATTCTCGGAACTGGTGACCAAGGTCGGCGGCGTCGGTGAGGCCTTCCGGCTTCTCGGCGATTTCGCGAAGGAGGTGTGGTCCCGGATGGGGCTGGCACTGGATGCCGCGTTTGCCAATATGGCGGCCGGTTGGGAGCGCCTGAAGGCAGCTGGTCTTTCGGCGCTGGAAGGCACCATCGCGGGCGTGGTCAGTTTCGGCGACCGGACAGCGGCGATCTTCCAGGGGGCCTATGATGCTGCCGTGGCGATCTGGGGCAGTCTGCCCGGTGCCATCGGTGACTTCGCGTTCCAAGCCGCAAACGGTCTGATTTCCGGCGTCGAAGCGATGCTGAACGGCGTCGTCACCCGCATCAACACTTTCATCACCGGGTTGAATGCGGCGCTGGCGCTGCTGCCGGAATGGGCAACGGGTGAGGGCGGCGTGCGGATCGGCGCGCTGGACCCAGTAGACCTGGCGCGGATCGGCAACCCGTTCGAAGGTGCCGCGACAGCAGCGGGTGCGGCCGCAGCCGATGCTTTCTCTGCCGCCCTGTCACGCAGCTATCTGGAACCGCCCGACCTCGGTCTTGGCGCGATGGCTGAAGATGCACGCGGCCGCGCCGACGGATATCGCGAGGCGGCGGGGATGCTGGCAGATGCCGCAGGTCGGCCGCTCGCCAGTTGGCAAGCGTTGCGTGACGCGGTGACTGGGACCGGATCAGAGGCGGAATCTGCACTGGCCGATGCCGCCAGTTCTGCCGATGCGCTTGCAGCGGGGCTGAACGACACTGCCGCTGCTGCGGGTGGCGCTGGCGGTGCCGCACGTAATGCCGGTGCGGCAACGACCGCAGGTGCTG